CTACCTGACCGGCGTCGAGGCGAATGTCCTGGGCGCAGCTGGAATTGGGTTGCAGATGAAAGTTTCAGACGGGCCGGGGCGACCTGATAATTTTGCAAACAGAGCAATCGAGGGCGCTTGGAAAAAGTGGAACAAGAGAAAATTCACAACACCGACTGGCCGGCAAAGTTGGATTGATATTTGCAGGCTCGCCCTGCGCTCCACTATTCGGGACGGCGACATTCTTCTGAAGCTCAATCGCGGATACAAGAATGAGTTCGGCTTTAACATTCAACTGATCGAGGCAGACCGTCTTGATGTTGACTATAACGTGAGCAAGTTAACTGGCGGCGGCTCGATCCGCATGGGCGTTGAGGTGGACCAATACTTCAGGCCAACGGCATATCATATTCTGTCGGGCCATCCCGGTGAGACTTCTATGGCGCCCGTCAAGCGGGATCGTATTCCTGCGAAGGAAATCATTCACCTCTACGGACAGGAGCGTGTTAGCCAGACCCGAGGAGTGCCTTGGATGGTTAGTGCCATGAGCCGACTTCAAATGCTCGGTGGCTATGAGGAGAGTGAGCTTGTGGCAAGTCGGGTCGCTGCCTCGAAGATGGGATTTTTCATAAAGGAATCTGCCTCTGAAGGATACACGGGAGAACAGGACACAGACTACAATCTGCTCATGGAAGCGGAACCGGGATCAATCGAGGAGTTGCCGATGGGGATGAAGTTTCAAGAGTGGTCACCACAGCACCCAACGACAGCTTACAAGGATTTTACAAAGTCGTGTTTGCGCGGAATAGCTGCTGGCCTGAACGTGAGCTATAACATGCTTGCCAACGATCTGGAGGGAGTGAATTACAGTTCAATCCGCGCCGGTCTGTTCGATGAGCGCGAGCACTATAAGTCAATCCAGACTTGGTTTATTGAATCCTTTGTTGAACCAGTATTTGAGGCGTGGCTCGAGTCTGCCTTGCTTGCGAATGTGTTCCCGTTCGGTGTAGGCCGCTTCGACAAGATGAACGCACCGCAATGGAAGCCGCGCCGTTGGCCTTGGGTCGACCCGCTGAAGGATCAGCAGGCATCGATCCTTGCAGTCGAGAACGGACTTGATTCGCGCCGAAATATTATTTCACAAACGGGCGGGGACATTGAGGACGTTTTCGACTCGATTGCAGCAGACAAGATTCTTGCAGACTCTAAAGGGCTGAATTTCGAGGGAGAAAATAATTCAACTGAACCAGTTGAAACAGAAGATGAAACCGAAACAATCCCGACAAATGAGTGAGTTGCATAAACGCACCTTCGATTTTAAGACTCGGGCCATCGACGAGGAAAAGCGGACGGTTGAGCTTGCCTTCTCGAGCGAGACACCCGTTGAGCGCACCTTTGGTTTTGAGGTGTTGGACCACTCTGAGGGCTCAGTAGATTTACAAAGACTAAACGGCGGCGCTGCCCTTCTGGTAAACCATAACCTTGACGATCAGGTCGGGGTTGTTGAAAGCGCAAGGGTCGATGACGATAAGGTCGGACGCGCCACAGTTCGCTTCGGGAACTCCGAGCGAGCACAAGAAATTTTCCGTGATGTTCAAGATGGCATACGCCGATTGGTTTCGGTGGGTTATCACATCCTCGACACAGTTCGGAGTGAGGCAAAGGATGGTTTGGATACCATCAAAGCCACACACTGGATGCCCGTCGAGATTTCGCTAGTTGCGGTGCCAGCGGACGCTACCGGCTCTGGGGTTGGTCGTAGTGTTGATGAAGACCCTACCGAAAACAAAGTTGAGGAAACTCGACAAGAATCGGAGACTAATATTATGGAAACTAAAACTGAAAAAATTGAATCGCCGCAGGTTCAAGTCGTGGATGAGCGTCAAGTTCGTTCCGCAGAAACCAAGCGAGCGAAAGAAATTGCCGAACTCGGCAAACAATATGACTGCATGGATGATGCTGTTAACGCCATCCAAGAGGGTCGGAGTGTGGGGGAATTTAGCCGCTACATTCTCGACAGTAAAATGAACGAGAAGCCGCTTGAGGTTGCGACCGATAACGGCGAGATCGGACTGAATGAGCGTGAGCTTGAGAATTACTCGATCACACGCGCTGTTGATACATTCTGCCGCAAGGGAAAATTTGAAGGCTTGGAGGCCGAGGCCTCTGAGGCTGCGAAAGCCCGTTACGGTCGGAGTGTTGACGGTCTGTGCGTTCCGACTGATGTGCTTCAGCGTGACTTGAACATTGGCACGGCTGTCGATGGTGGCAACACCAAGGCAACTGACCTGTTGAGCGGTTCGTTTATCGATCTGCTTCGCAACGCCTCTGTGATCGCTCAAACTGGTGCGACCTACCTGAACGGATTGAGCGGTGACGTTGCAATCCCGAGGCAGAGCGCCTCAGCGACAGCGACTTGGGAGACTGAGGTTGCTGCCGTGACGGAAACTTCCGCGCAGGTCGATCAGGTCACCATGTCGCCGAAGGGCTTGACCGCAATGACAACCTACAGCAAGCAACTGCTTGCCCAGAGTTCCATTGATATTGAGCAGTTCGTTCGCAATGACCTTGCCAGCATCCTTGCTGTTGCACAGGACTTGGCAGCGGTTGACGGTACTGGAAGCTCCAACCAGCCTACGGGCATCATGGTCACTTCTGGAATCGGAACCATTACTGTTAATGCGAACAACTTCATTAACGCGGTAAACCTTGAAAGTGAGGTTGCTGTTGACAATGCCCTGAGTGGATCGTTGGCCTATGTGACCAACGCGAAATACATCGGCAAGTTGAAGCAGTCCGAGAAGGCTACCAACTCGGGCCGATTCGTTTATGAAGACGGCAAGGTGAATGGGTATCCCTGCTTTATGAGCAACCAGATGCCGGCCACCTATGCAACGAACACGAAGTCTGCCATCATCTTTGGTAACTTCAGCGACTTGCTGATTGGCAACTGGAACGGGTTAGACATCGTTGTTGATCCATTCACAGAGGCGGCAAAACGCCAAGTGCGTTTGGTCACTTCACTGTGGACTGACATCGCTGTTCGTCATCCTGAATCATTCTCGTTTAGCAAGCTTGTGGTTCACTAATTGGTTAGTGTTATTATGTTCAAGGGGGCGACTGGCTATAGTGCTGGAAGCCCCTTTTTCTCTTTAGTAACTAACGATGGCTGTAATCAAGATTCATGACGGATACATCTCGAACGCTACAGCTGGAAGCAATACACCGCTTGGCGCACTTAAAAACGTCAAGACAAACCATCTGCTTGTCGTTGGCAAGACGGCTGAAGGGAATAACAGCGGGACTGTTTACCTGCGAAAGACGGGCGGCACAGTTCAAATACCCATCGACTCAGGCGGCGTTTTCAGCGTGGGAAGCCCAGCTGTTGGTGAGCAGTATTATCTCGGGCAATGGGAAATCAAGAACAGTGACGCAGATGACGGTTGCGGGTATCTGGCCATTGCTTTTGTCGTATTAAACACAGCATTCGGAACAATGATCATAGCAGACTTTGATGCGGTTTTAGCAGAGTGGTCCACCACGTTCACCTTCGGCGGCTCGAGCTTCGAGGGGTATCTCGGTGAGACATCAGAGGAGTCAACCGTTGAGCTGGGCGGGATTACTCCAGACTATGATGCGGAGCTTTATGTCAAAAATGAAGACTTTATCACGCCGCTCAATATTGGTGATGAAATTACAGTTACAGACAGCTATGACACACTGCTCGTAAATAACAAATACAGAGTTCACACAAGACTTTTATCTGACGGGAAGGTTATCAGCTACGGGCTGAGAAGTTTGGCCAATTAAACATCATGGGCGCACCGTATAACAACATTGATCTGAGACTCGAGGCGGCGTGCGAGGAACTGTTGACTGAAAGCAGCAACTTCAGCGCAATCACAATCGCTACGGGCCTGAACGATGGAACACGGGAGGAGGACTGTGTAATTGCAAGCTGCGATAGTGCAAGCGAGCGCATCTTTGACTCGGGACTATGGGAGGCAGACTGCAATATCAGCATCTATACGAACGCAGACGCCACAAGCGCCCTTGCCACGCACAGGACAAGGACAGCTAATATGCGTGATCTGTTCATGGATGACGGGATCGAGACAAGCCTGACGGGAACAGACGAGTCAATTCTTGTCTCGAGTGTTCACAACTACTCGACAGCGCAATCCGTCGAGGAGCGATTTTTCATTTCCTCTCTGAGCTTCACTGCAATTCTTTCCGCGACATGAGCAAGCGGGTTGTTCAGCTGGAAAACGCCGCCGCATTTAACAGGACACTAGCCGAGCTTGGTCGTGAGGCTAAAAAATCTGCCGCAGAAATCCTCCTGCAACAAGCAAAGCTGCTTGTCAAGGACTGTATAAAACTCACGCCGCCGACATCAGGCAAGGGCAAGGAGATGAGTGTATCGCTCAAGACGCAGGAACAGGTTGGCAAGCGGAGAGTTGAGCGCGACATAAACAAGGTGGTCGGCGCCCTGCAAGACTTGGACCTTTGGCGCGGCAGCCCTGCCAAGAAGGCAATCAACAAGGCAATCAAGGCGGGAGACTTTAAGGCGGCGGCGGACATACTTGGCCACAAGAAAAAAAAGTCAAAGGTGGCGGAGTCGATCCCAAAGGATTACCACAAAAGATTTCACAACAGTCGTGGTCGGGTAACAAACCCTTCAGAGCGACTTTACGTTACAAGCCGGGGAGCCAAGAAGGCATACATTCAGGAGGCGCAACAGAGTGTAATGAAAGGAAAGGCCGGTTGGAAAAAGGCTGCGCGAAAACTTGGCGTCAAGGGGCTTGTTTCATCGATCACCAAACATAACGCAGCGGGGATGGCCTTGGTTGCAGCCAAGCCAAACAACCCGACCCCAAAGATAACAGTTGCAAACCTTGTCTCGCATATTCAGGCCGGCGGTCAGGCTTTAAGGGTTATGGAGTATGCCATGAAGAACAGAACCCGAGCCATGCGGCAATCGCTTCAGGAGATGTATGGCCGAAAAGCCAAGCGAGCCATTAAAAAATGGACTACAAACGGAAGATTCACCCCAAGGTAAATTGACCTGTTGATACAGAACCAAATCGCGGGAGAATCTGACCCATGGCGACATTTAAAGGCAAGGCAGTTTTTTGGGGCGCAGGCAATCTCTCCTTTGCGGGGTTTGCAGCAGGAGGAACATTCGACGCACAGAGTCTCAGTTTTACAAAGACGGCAGATGAGAAGTTGATCCGCGACTATGACGGGGATGTTGTTTCTTGTGTTTTCTACAACCCCATGCGTGAAATCACATTTGAGGTGATACCGAGCGCATCAACTGTCGCCGCCGCCAAGACTGCTGCTGACGCCCTAATGCCAGACATCGGAACTGTGATCACGCTAACAGATCCAGATTCAACCGAAAGTGACGAGGATCAGGCGGGTGGAGGTGCTGGCAAATATCTTGTCCGCTCTGCAGCATTAACCCGCTCCAACGAGGCAGAGGCGCGGATCAGCATCACGGCATTTATCGGCGACGCGAACGCAATCTCTGGAACAGTAAGCTAAATTTAATGTGCGCGATTTTTTCCAAGCTGCGATACCGGAGCCGGTCACATTACTCGGCCAGCAGCTGCATCCGTTTAGCATAGGGCACTGGATACTGCTCGAGCGTTTCGATTGTTCCTACATAACTGGCGGCACTGCGACGATCCCCGACCTGATGCTGGGTGTTCTCATCTGCTGTAACCGATATGAGGAGTTCATTTCGCTTGCACGCAATGAGTCAATTTTCCAGCTGACTAAAAAATGGACGAAGCGGATCGGGAATTTTGATTTCCCGGAAAAAAGCAAGAGCTTCAGTGGTTACATTGATGACTCGATAAAAAACCTGCCCAAGTATTGGGTTGAGGAAAAGAAATCAGGAACCCCGAGGAAAGCCGGTGCGCCGTATATCCAGACGCTTCGGGCTTTTCTGCTTTCAAAGACATCGCTTTCAAACGCTGACATAATGAACCAGCCATTTGCCCTTTCTGTCTGGGACATGACAACTGTGCTTGAGCTTGAGGGTGCGTTGAGAATTAACTCGAAAGCAGATGATGAGGCAGAAGAACAGGCCAAGGCATTTGAGAAATATTTTGATGGCCTGACTGATAAACAAAAAACCGCCATGCGGGGCGGTCAACCCGTAAACAACTGACATGGCAGTAAATCTCAAGGCAACGATGTCGATGGACAACCGGGGGTTTGTCCGTGCAACAGATCAGGCGAAGGGTTCTGTCGGGAAACTTCAAGGCGCACTCGGTGGCATGAAGGGGATGCTCGCGGCGGGAATGTTTACTGCGGCCGCATACGCAATCGGGCGAGTTGCAGGCGCGGCGATGAAAGCCGCTGACGACATAATGAACTGGTCGGCGCGCATGGGTGTTTCCGCGAAGGTTGTTCAGGAGTTGAAAATCGAGGCAGACGAGGCTGGGATTGCGTTCAAGGGACTGATGACAGGCTTCGGAACATTAGCCCGAACAAGTCAGGAGGCAAGTGCTGGAAATCAGAAATATGCCGACTCATTCAAGGCGATGGGACTCGAGATGAGTGAGCTTGAAGGAATGAGTCAGGAAGAAATGTTTTATGCTCTGGCAGATGCCGTTCAAGCTTCAGGTAATCGAGTCGAAACGCTCGGCCACCTTTTCACTATCATGGGCGGTCAGGCAGAGAAACTTTTACCGATCCTTGACTCACTTGGAAAACGAAACGAGGAGGTGCTTGGCGAAGATACCATCAAGCATCTCGACAGGATGAATGATGGATGGGAAAAGACAAAGCGCGGCGTCAAGAACTTCACTGCAGAAATGACTTCTGCAATCGGATTATTCAGCGAGGAAATATTTGCAGGAGGCAAGGGGAATATATTCAAGAACATTGCAAATCTCGGCTCGGCGATGTTTGGTGGTAAAATCGATCCAGAAACAGGAGAGCACAAGCTCAAGAGCATTCAGGAATCTAGGGGGCGGCACAAGACAAACGAGGAGGCCAAGAAAAAGGAGATTGAGGGGCAAGCAGAACTTAAAAGAAAAGCCGAGGAACAGGAGAGGCTTGAGAAGGAGGCAGCGCAGCGCAAGAAGGATGAAGCCAAGTTTGCGCAGATGATGGAGCGCCTCGACACCGAGTCATTCAATAAAAGGCTCAAGCGTCTGTCAGTTGAGCAGCAGATGAGGTTGGTAAAAGAAAAGATAGCAGAGGCCGAGGAAAGAGCGAACAAGGCTCAAACTTCTGGCGATAATATTACGATGGCAGAGGAACTTCTC